AGAGTTGGCTGGGGAAGAGGATCCGCTGCAGGCAGTATCTTATCTTACGCATTCGATATTACAAACTTAGATCCTATTAAGTTCGGTCTTATGTTTGAAAGATTTTTAGTAGAGGGCAGAAAGTCAATGCCCGATATTGACTTAGACTTTGATGATAGACATAGAGATAAAGTAATTGATTATGCACGTAGTAAATACGGCAACGATAAAGTAGCCCATATCTGCACGTTCAATAGGACAGGTGCTAGACAGTCTATTAGAGACGCAGCTAGAGCTTTGGGGCATGACTTTGTGACTGGAGATAAGGTAGCAAAGCTTATACCTCCTCCAGTTCTAGGTGTTTCTAAATCGTTGAAAGACTGTATGCAAGTACAAGATTTTGCTGCGCTCTATAATACCGATGCCCTATCAAAGGAGATAATAGATACTGCTTTTGGATTAGAAAACCTAGTAAGACAAACTGGTATTCACGCAGCTGGTATCGTTATATCCAAAGAAGCTTTGACAAGCTATCTCCCCACTATGCAAAAGGGTGTAGACAAACCTGTTGTGACTCAGTGGGACATGGGCCGAGTAGAACAATGCGGTCTATTAAAAATTGACTTTCTTGGTTTAAGAAACTTAGGTGTTATAGATATCTGTATAAAGTTAATCAAAGAACATAGACAACTAACTATCGATGTCAATGAAATACCAGTAGACGATAAAAAAACTTATGAGTTACTCTGTCAGGGTAAAGCTATGGGTGTCTTCCAGCTTGAATCAGCTGGCATGCGTGAGTTGATGGTTCAAATGCAGCCGCAGAATATTCAAGATATCATGGCTTTGATTTCACTATATAGACCTGGTCCAATGGGATCTGGTATGGACAAAGAATATATAGACAGAAAGCATGGCAGGAGTCATGTGTCCTACGAGCATCCAAAACTAGAAAAGGTACTAGGTCCATCTCTTGGCATCATGCTATATCAAGAAGATGTATTAGGCGTTGCTAGAGAGTTAGCTGGATTTACTTCGGCAGAAGCTGATGATCTAAGAAAAGTTATTGGCAAAAAGTTAATGGATAAGATTGCTCAAATAAGATCTAAGTTTGTTGAAGGCTGCATGAAGACGTCAGGTCTGTCTGAAGATAAAGCTAATAAGATTTATTCTGATATTGAATACTTTGGTGGCTATGGTTTTAACAGAGCACACGCAGCTAGTTACGCGATGGTTTCTTATATAACAGCTTATCTTAAAAGCCATTACACAGCAGAGTATATGGCTGCATTGATGTCTTCTGTTATTGGTAACAAGGAAAAGTTAGCTGCATATTTATCAGACTGTAGAAAATTAGAAATAGAAGTTTTACCACCATCTATAAATAAATCTGGAAAAGATTTCAACGTACTAAGCTCAGCGCAAGTTATCTTTGGTCTTTCTGCTATCAATGGTATTGGCGAATCTATAGCAGATGCAATCATTGCAGGGAGAGATGAAACCAGATTGTACACTTCCATCTATGATTTTTTTAGAAGGTGTGACCCAGCAACATTAAAGAAGTCTACGTTAGAACATTTAACATTTGCTGGAGCGCTAGATGAATTGTTTACAGCACCAAAAGATCTTGATTTAACTAGAAGAAAAGAATTAGAGTTATTAGAAAAAGAAAAAGGTGAACTTGGAATTTATGTTTCTAAACATCCAATAGAGGGTATGTGGGCTACTATAGCTCCAAGTGTTACTGGAGAAATTGTAGACATTTTAGAAATAGGTAATGGAGCTTCAGTAAAAGTTGGAGGCATTCTCACTTCTGTTAAACGAATGATTACTAAAAAGGGACAAAAGATGTTCCGATTATTATTAGAAGATCTTTCTGGAGAGATAGAAGTTATTATTTTTCCTAAGGAATCTAAATCTATTAATGATGATTACTTTAACGAGGGTGATGTTGTTGTAGTATCTGGTTCTATTAATAGGGAAAATGAAGAAGACACTGCAATAGTTAAACTATTTTTTAATGGCTGTGAAAAGATAGATACGTCTAAAGCAATTGGAAGTAAATCGATAATTTTATCTCTAACACATGCGCCAAATCTCGAGTTAATCCAAGGTGTATATGATATAATTGAAAACATAAATGGACCATCTTATGTATATCTAGATTATCTAGAGGGAAATAAAAAGGTAACATTTAGGTTTAAAAAATCTACTTCTTTAAAGATAGAAGAAAAATTAAAAGAGTATATAAATATAGGGAGCAAAGAATGACACTACCAGGAACCTACCAAAACCCAACAGAAAAACCCTGCTGGGCATTCTGTTCATCATGTAACAGATGCCAGGATAAGGGTAGATACACCAAGTGTAACTCTTGTAGCGGTAGATATGACCCATTGGGTTCAATTGATCCACTACCAGAAGACTATTGCGATTGCAAGAATGGAGTCTTGCGTTGGAGAACTCAACAAGGAAAGTTGATCATTACTCCATTTAAGACTAATCCATTTAAGGGTACGGTTAAATATGAAAAGAAATCTGAAGATGAAAGAGATTGGGATTCATACGTTAATGATATGAGAAATAAGATGGGCGATCCTAATTGGAACCCAATAACAATATATGATGAGGACTAGATATGATCAAAGATGAGATTGGCAGGATGCTGCTAAATGATATAACGCTAATTGAATATAAAGGCGAAAAACCAACCTATTTTATCCAGTCAGGTATAGCTGGTTTCAATGCTACGGCTGAAGAATTGTCTGATTTATATGGTTTATTGAGTTACTATTTTAATATAGACGCTGTTAATAATACAGTCATTGCTTTAGGTGAAGGGGGAGACGATGAGTGAACCACGCAATGAAGATATGTCTTGGTTACATAGCGAAGATGATCAAATGGAATTAGGCACTAGCGGTTGGGCCCCCCTTGGTGAAGGTAAGTATAAGAACATTTATACTGGTAACACCATAGATGAAATTGGCAATGAATATGATCCAAACGGAAATTTAATTTTCGAGAACACAAATCCATATGGAGATGAGATAAACTAATAATGCAATTAACAATCAGAAAATTAGAAGACCTTACTCCATTTGAAAAATTAGCTTTAGCAGATTTTTCTTACTCTAGATTAGACACATATAAGATGTGTCCTTCAAAATACTTTTATACATATATTCAAAAAGAACCTCGCTTGTTTGGTGAGGCAGCAGTTTTGGGAAACATAGTACACTCTGTATTGGAAGAGAATGTTAGTGCTACTGAGACATTAGACTATGAAAAGCTACAGGAAGCGTACGTAGCCCAAAGGGGTTCTTATGATCCTACTGGTAAAATAAAAGATGAATTGATTACAGCCGGTAAAGAAATCATAGATGAATTTTACGATCAGTATGGTGGCACTACTTTTGATGTCCTACATAAAGAGTATGGTTTTAAATTTGTTTTGGGCAGCTATCTTATAACAGGATATATAGATAGAATAGACACATATGGCGAAGACGCTGTAAAAATTATAGATTATAAAACTGGTAAGTGGGAGATATCTCCTAAGGATATTCCCGGTAATCTACAATTAGGTATATATGCAGTCGCGGTAAAAGAGCTTTATCCAGATAAAGATGTATACGCAGAGTTATACTACTTACGTTCTCGGACGCCGTAAAGGTCATCTATTCACAGCAGATGTAATAGAAGAAGTAAAAGCCAATCTGATTACCGTTCTTGATGGTATCATAAATGATACGTCATACCACCCTACTCAGAATACACGTGTCTGCACCTTCTGTGACTTTGCTAAATCAGGAGCTTGTCCAACTGGGGTATTCAGGGCTAGAAAACTAGCTAAAGCTTAAATAAAAAAGTATATAGAAAAGGCCGGGGTTTTACCCCCGGCCTTACTATTTCAGTCTTTAAAAATTAGAAAGCTGAAACTGGATTCAACGCGGCATCTTCTACGATATCAAAATCGCTGAATTCGCTGACAACCTTTGTTGCCTCTGCACGTGAGTAGCCCAGGTTGCTAAGATCATTAATGATCTCCTCGTTAACCTCGATGAGCATTGTATCGATAACGTTATTTAATGTGTTCATTTTAACTCCATTTTCTCTGGTTAGGTATTCCTGATATATTATTTGTTTTTTAATGTTTTATAAATTATACTGGAGTAGATTAGATTAGACATAGAGGATACCATGAAAGAGTTGAACATTGCTAGTCCGGAGGAATATTTTTTGGAAATTTCTTCTTTAAAAAAACATCCAGATTTTACAAAGATAGAAACTATTATACCCGATCAAGGATCCATAGAAACCACAAGTATTAAAAGAGGCAATGCCTACCAGCATACAAAAACTGGATTTAGAGAAGACTTAGGTTTGACGTTAAGATCTAATTGGGAGGCAAATTTTGCAAGGATCTTAAACGCATACAAGATCAAGTTTGATTTCGAGCCAACAGTTTTTGCGTTTCCAATTAAAAAACGGAACTAAGGGATACACTCCTGATTTCTTTATACAGAAAGATTCTAGCTGGATAGAGCTCAAGGGCTACCTTGATGCAAAGAGCATGACAAAAATAAAAAGATTTAAAAGATATTACGAATCTGAATTTAACAAACTCACATTTATTATAAGCAAGTAT